TCCCGGCTGATGACCGTGCGTCGCTCGTGGACGGTGTCGCCGCCACCGGCGTTGGCTTCCACAAGCTCGGCATCAAGTTCGACGGTCGTGACAAGCTGCTGTTCTTCGTGGACGGCGTCTATGTCGCCACGCAGACCGTGGACAGCACGCTCGACCAGTCCAAGTTCCTCTCCCCCATCGTCGCGGTCAAGACCGGCGACGGGGCGGCGGAGAAGATTTTCGTGGACTTCGTCCGGGCCGCGTACCAGACGAGCAACTGATCGCTCCGGGGCCCTTCGGGGCCCCTTCTTCCCCTTGGGGTTTAAACGATGTCTGAGCCCACCAGCACACTGACGTTCCGCGACCTCATCGTTGAGGTCGCTCGTCATATCGGGATCGCTTACTACGGCGACGAGGGTACGGCGGCGGCACAGGTGCCGGTGGATGCCCATGATCTCGACGAGTGCAAGCGGCACGTCAACAACGGCATCCGCATGTTCCTGAACGACGCCCCGCAGCCGAACGGCTGGCGGTGGACTCGTCCCACTGCATCCGTCACGATCTGGGGCACGATCGCCGCCGAGGCTGGCAAAACCGTGACCTCGTCCGGGTACGACCCCGCGACGAACAAGACGACGCTGACCGCCAACCAAGACTCGTTCTACGAGTCGATGGAGCGGAAGACGATCGCGGTTGTCGGCGTGGCGTCCTATACCATCACTGATTACGTCAACGCGACGACGATCAAGGTGGAAGGGGACGCTACCGCAGTTGGCACGTCAGGCACCCAGTTCAGCATCACCGCCAACGGCAACTACACCCTGCCCCGCAACTTCAGCGGGCAGTTTGTCGGCGACATCACCTATACCGCGGACACCAACCAAGGCATCAGCCTCGAATGGTGTAACGAGGCGAAGGTTCGCCAGTGGCGGGAAGACATCACAGACGAAACAGGCGATCCGTTCTGGGCGGCGATCCGGCCTATGGCCGAGGGCTCGCCCCGGCGGCGGTGGGAGATCATGCTCTACCCGAAGCCTGATGACGTGCTCGTGATCGAGTTCCCGTACCACCTGCACTTCGACAAGCTCGTGGAACTGGACGAGGTCCACCCGGCCCCGTTCGCCCACGACGAGGCGATCAAGGCGGCGTGTCTCGCCGTGGCGGAGCAGGACGTGGAGGACGTGGCTGGGCTCAAGAACAGCTACTACCGCGGTGTGTGCCTGCCGAACAGCCATCGCATCGACGCTCAGTCGGCCCCCAAGAAGCTCGGGTACTTCGGCAACCCCTCGGCTCGCGGTGCCGGGTCGCCGATCCAAGTGTTCCGCGACCATATCTACCAACGGCCGAACGTGGCCTACAACACCTGATGGAGTAATCCCATGAACCTCACCCCACACACTTTCCTGACGCATATCAAAGCCCTCATCACGGGCGGCGGTCGCGACTCTGCCGGCAACCCCAAGGTTGACTCCGGCTTCTTCGTCGATCGTCCCATCCCCCTCGGTGCCTTCGACCTGAACACCGCGATCAACTACGACGGTTCTGAAGCCGGTGCCGCGGTCGCCACCCTCTCGGGTGCGTACCTCGCCGCCGACGAGACGAACGCCCGCGTGATTAAGGTGGACGACGGCACCGACTCGGTCGGGCACCTGACGTTCCCCGTCCCGCGTGACTACGACGAGGCCACCGACACCCTGCGTGTCCGCGTGCTTGCGTCGCAGCTTTTGCAGTCCACGGACGACGATGTCGAACTGGACAGCGAAGTCTACGTCAAGACCGCCGGCACCGCCCTCGGTAGCGACCTGAACCCGACCGCCCCCGGGACCGTGCTCAGCACGACCGAGCAGTGGATCGAGTTCGACCTCTCGGGCAACTCGCTCGTGCGGGACAGCGTCGTCAACTTCGAGCTTATCACCAACGGTGCCAACGACACCGATGGCGAGGAAGTCCTGATCCACGCGGTCGAGATCAGCTACCGCTCGTGTCTCGTGTCCTACGACGACGAGGCCGACGCCGAGGGCAACGACCTCCGCTAACCACCCCTGCGTCGCCACCCCTGACCGGGTGGCGGCGTTTTCCCGCCGGAGACCGTCATGCCCCCGTCTCAACTGATCCCGTTCGCGTGGCCGAAGCAGGGTCTCGTGCAGAACACGGCCCTGATGGAGCAGCCCCCCGGCACCGCCACTGATTGTTTAAACGTCCGCAACTACGATGTGTACGACGAGCGGAATCGTGGCGGACAACGGACGGGGATCGCCAAGTACTTCGCAGATGCGATCGACGAAGGCAAGGCCGTAGACGGACTCGCTACATTCGTCACGGCCTTCAACCCGGATGATGTCCTCCCCTCTACGAAGCTGTACTCTCTCGATTTCTCCGACCAAGCCGGGGACACCGCTCTTGGATTGATCGACGGGTGGCGGGTGTTCATCAACGGCGGCACTTCTAACATGACCGAGGATGACGACTATCTGATTACTACTACGTCCACGGGAAGGGTCCACCTACCCAACGATGTGTCGTCTCGGTCGGGCGTAGGGGTGTATGAAGGGTCTCTTGGTCTTGGTGAATCATACTCTGTGCAGGCCACCATCACATGGGAAACCCCCGGCGACTTTGTAGGGATCGTGTTCCGGGCTGACGCTGATGCGATCGTGGCGGACGACCGCGAGAGGTTCTGGGAGGTTCGATTTAACACCAACGGGGGTGTCCTCCAGTGGATCGGCGACAATGCCATTAAGCGGAGCGTCTCAAGCGGGTCGCCTACCCTTGCGGCAGGGACGTACTTGTGTGACCTCCGCGTCTCGGGCAGCAACGCCTCGCTGTATGTGGACAACACCCTGATCGACTCCGTGGTTCTCGACACAACGCTTGACGGGAATGTTCAGGTCGGGATCAGTCTGGACGATGAGTTTTCCACCGACAACGAAGGCGTCGATCTGTTTGAGGTATTCACGGCCGCAACCCCGGCGTCGCTCCGGGCCTACAACATTATTGTAGCGTGTGACAGCGACATCCACGTCGGTACTCCAGACTCGGGTTTGTCGATCCCTACTGGGGGGACATCTGCTGTGGTGGCGGGGCGGCAGGTCGCGTTCCAGTCGGCATTCACCAACGTTTTTGTGGCGGATGGGCGGGCGGCGAGCTACGTCTACTACGACTCAACGGCGAACGAGGTAAAGGACTGGGCCACGGACGTGACGGCCGGTTCTCTCCCGGTCGGGTCGGTTGACTCCACGGTGGCGTGTCGGATCATGGCCCTATACCGGGGCCGGGTTGTGATGAGCGGCTTGTTCGAGGAGCCTCAGAACTGGTTTATGTCGAAAGCGGGCGATCCGTTTAACTGGGACTATAGCCCTGCCACGACCAACCAGACCCAAGCTGTGGCCGGTAATAACTCCAACGCCGGCGAACTCGGTGATGTGGTGACGGCACTCGCCCCCTATCGCGATGACGTGCTGGTCATGGGCGGGGCCAACTCCCTGTGGCTGATGCAGGGCGACCCCGCAGCCGGCGGTCAGATCGACAACCTGACTCGGCAGATCGGCATTGTCGGTCCCGACGCTTGGACATGGGATTCCGGCGGCAACCTCTACTTCTTCGGGGCGAACGGGCTGTACCGGATGCCGGTGAGCGGCGGCGGGGAGTTAATCCATGTCAGTCGGAACAAGCTCGACCAGACCTTCTCGGAAGTCGATGTAGCGACGAATCGGGTGGCGTTGGTGTACGACCCAAAATGGCAGGGCGTCCATATCTTCATCAGTCCGGTGTCTCAGCCAGCTAGTGGATCGACCCACTACTTCTATGATGAGCGGAATGATGCGTTCTGGCCTGACCAGTACCCGGCAAATGTCGGCCCGACCCGGGTGGCCACATTCTTCACTGATGACCCGGCTGATACCGCCGTGCTTCTCGGCGGGTACGATGGGTTCCTGCGGCAGTTTTCCAACCAGTCGATGGATGACGACGGCAGTCCGATCTCCAGCTTTGTCCGGTTCCCGCCCATCGTCCCCGGGGGCACCTTCGGCTCCGCCCGGATGGATGATCTCTACTTCATCCTTGACCAGCAGAGCGACCCCGTCCGGGTTGATGTCTGGAAGGCAGATACGGTCGAGGAGGCGGAACGCCTCGCGGACACCGAGACGAAGCCTGCTCTTTCCCGGATGCTGGCCGGGCGTCGGAACGGCACGATCCGCCAGCGTCTCGCCGCCAACTCCTTCATCGTGGAACTCAGCCAGAACGGCTTGAATGGAAGCGGAGCGTCGTGGGCTTATGAGTCAGGCGGCGGCAAGACCGCGATCCTGTCCCGGATGCGGGGGAGGCATGTAAGCTAATGGCTGGACTGCGTGGCCTAGTCCGAGAACCGCGGATGCCCGCCCGTGCCCGGCGTAACAGCCAAGGGCTCGCGAGCGAGGTCTCCTTCATCGACCCGGCGGGTATCTTCACGATCACCGGCGATGGATACCTCGCGTTGACTCTCGACGCAGATGGTGGACTCACGGACACCGGCAGCGAACTCGGGATCAGCCTTGCTGATGCCACGCTTACGCTCAGTGCGTCCGGGCTCGCGGTGGACCCCTCAGCGGTCGATCACGACGCTCTCCTGAACTTCGTCGCGGACGAGCACATCGACCACACCGCGGTCTCGATCACCACGTCGAGCCCCCTCTCTGGTGGAGGCGACTTGACCGCGACCCGTAACATCAGCCTGACACTGGCGACCGACCCGGGGCTGGAGGACGTGAGCGGGCTCCGGGTCAAGCTGAAGGCGGATGGGGGCCTCACCCGAGACTCAGACGGCCTGAGTGGCACCCCCGCTACCATTAGTGCGGCTGGGGTGGTCTCCCAGATGGCCGCGATCTCCGACCTATCCCAGACGATTTCTAGCCCGCCGACGCAGGCCGAAGTCCAAGCCATCTCTGATAAAGTGGACGAGGTTTTGGCAGCGATGCGGACAGCGGGTATACTCGCAGTTTAAGGAGCCTATTATGGCCTCAGTGGACAGCCTACTCAAGCAACTCCAGAAGCAGCAGGACGCCGCCAACAAAGCGAACGAGAAGCGGTACACCCAGCTTCTAAAGCAACTTCGCGACACGCAACAGCAATCCCTCGGGACGTACAGCGAAGCGATGGGGGAAGTGCGGAAGCTCGGCAAGACCCGCGAGTCCGACATCCAGCGGGACGCGGTGCGTCAGGGGGCGGCGGCTGAGCAAGACCTGATTTCCCGCGGGCTCGGCAACACCACGATCCGCTCCTCCGTCCAGCGGGGCGTCGAGGAAGATCGTCAGCGGAGTTTAAACATGCTGGCCGAAATGCTGGCCGGGCAGCGGGCCGGTGTGCTCCAAGACCGGGCCGGGCTCGAAGCCCAACTTGGCGGGCAGATCGCCGGAGCGATCGAGAGGCGGTCGGACATCGGCCCCGATACCGGCCTTTACGCTGGCCTGATTCAGCAACTCGCTCGGGCCGAGCAGGCAAGCCAGCCGACCAACGTGCGTGTGGGGGCACGAACTCCCACGACCCCGTTGCGTGATTCGCTACGCGGCGGGTTCGGTGGCGGCGGTGCTTCGGGCGGTGGTTCTGGCGGGGGTGCCTCGAACCCGGCCGCGGCTTCGGGGAACGGGGCTCAATCTGGTGGTGCTTATACTGTCACGAACCCCGGCGGTCAACGTGGCGGTGGGGGTGTGATCGGATCAAGCGGCCAAAAACTCGGATCGAAGACGGCCCAGAACCCATTCCGTGCGGGTTGGATGATGGGGATTTAAGGAGACCGCTATGCCGATCGTCGTTCGCTACGGACAACAGGGAGGGCTGGAGATCGCCAAGCAAGCCGGCGAAGCCCTCGGTACGCTCGATCAGGAAGCCCGCGGCCAGCAGCTTCTCTCGACCATGCTGGCTGATCGTCGGGCACGCGATGCCCAGAAGGCCCAGTATACGCTCCAGCGGCTCCAGCAGCAGCAGCAGTCCCAGCGGTTCGCCGGGTCGGCCACTGCCCCCCGCCGCCGCACGGCGGGCCCGTCTGCCGTGACGGCTCCGCCCGCCCTTCGCGAGCGTGAGCCCGGCGGCTTGCCGAACAACATGCTCCCCCGGGACGCGGCCGGCTACGGCACGATCAGCGGCGGGAACACCGAGTTCGCCATCGACGCCGCGGGCCAGATCACGGGCCGGCAGGACGACGAACTGATGACGGCGGAGCAGATTCTCCGCCGGGGCGGCACGGTCCGAGACTACCGTCCCCCGGCCCCTGCGGTCTCTGACGACCCGGCCCGAGACGCCAAGCTCCAGTACGTCCAGTCGATCGCCCAGTCGGTCGATCTCCCCGAGGGTGAACTCGGGGCGTTGCAGGCTCTCATCAACGACCCGGAGTCCGACCTCAGCGACATCCGAGTCGCCGTGAACGCGGCTACCACTCGTATCCGCGGGGAGCAGACGCAGCAGCGGTTGGAGGAGAACGTCCGTTACCGGCGGCGGCAAGACGTGATGGGGCTCCGTCAGCAACTCCGTGATCTCGGATACAACCCAGACGCCGGGCCTGAGCAGTTCGATGAGGTTGACCGCTTTGATTTGGGTACGGGATGGCGGGACACCCCGGCTGACCCTGTGGCCCGGGAACTGTATAATCAGTTGCAGCAGCTTGAACAGGCGGTCCCCTCTGAGCCCGGGGGCGGTGAAGACCTCAGCCAAGCCTCGACTGATGAACTGATCCGAGCCCTCCTGCAAGGTGAGTAAGCATGGCAGCCAGAGACCAGATCGTCGCCGAGTTGAATCGGCGGGTGCAGCAGGGCAATCTCTCCGGCCGGCAGACTTCTGCTCTCGCCGAGCTTCGCCGCCGGGGGGTTCTGCCCCGTGAAGTTCAGGCGGAGCGTCCTGACTCGACGGTCCTGCCGGCCGACGTGCAGGCGAACCTACGCCAGACCCTCGACGCCCCGAGCCGAGCCCCGCGGGCCGGCACCCGAGAGGCGGCTCTTGCCGGGCAAGTC